GCGGCGTGCAAGGTCTAAGACAACCTTGAAATTCTTCATACTCCATTGGAGCACGACGTAAGGCTTCATGCGAGAATAGTCAGTGTTGATGACAGCAGTAAGGAAGTGACCGCTGGGATGGCCAGAATTGGCAGAGTAGACCCAGCAGACAAGGGCGCAATCGGAAGCGTTAATGATCTTCAAGTGAGTGCTGACGTCATGAGGTGAGGAAGGAAGAGGTTCGGCAAGAAGTTCAGCACGAACTTCAGGGCCGACGTGAAAAGGAGGAGTGACGTGGCGAGCAAACATGAAGTCAAGAGAGAGAATGTCACGAATCTTGTTGTCAACAGGATCGCCATACCAATCGTTAATACCGGAGAAAACGGAGCGTATATGGTGGGGATGTTCTTTGAGATCGAACTTGCCACTATCACCAGCAAAGGACTCATGGTGAGGCTTGAGGAGCTCACGGCACATGTAGTCCCACTGAATTGAGTAGGGATTCATGCCGATCGCGCTACCATTGTCTACTTTGTTGTCCATAGTCCAGACAGAATAGCCGCCGAAGAAAGTGCGGTTAATGAGTAAAGCAACGAAGGCGCCAGCACAGACAACGCGGGTCTTGGCCTGGAAAACTTTTTCCTCGAGAAGGCGTTCGTCTTTAAGATTATCCATAACGTAGAAAAGAGGACGCTCACCACGTTCGAGCTGTGCAATGCAAGCATAATATTCATCACGGACTTGCTTGAAGAAAACAGGGTCGGAAAGCCATTGCTTCTTGCTTGTACGGCCGGAAAGTACCTTATCATATCCGACGGAAGTGGTCATATCTATACCTGAAAGATTCGTGCCTGCAATGCCATAAAGGCTTTCTGCAAGATTAAGGCGCCTCCTCCAGAGAGCTAGATCGGAAACTTGGTGGTGTTGAAGGCCACCGTTAATAAGGCCAGAAACGAGAGGGTCAATGTCAGGGACATCAGGGTAAATAGGGATGATGCTAGGCATATTTTCGCGGTTCTTGTGGTAAGGACTAACCCAATGACCGTCAATTTTAGTGACACCTAAAACGGCTGGAAGAGTCTTTAAATCGAAGAGGTCGGCATGGGGAAGCTTAACAAGTTTAGTGCGGTCAGAAGTATGGAAAGCTTTGACTGCGCCAAGCGTGACACCAGGGTAACATTGAGCAAAAAGGTTTGGAGCACTTGGAATGACCTCATTATCTTGATAGGAAAGAATCTTGATATGGGGATAGATCTTGTAAAGTTCCTTGAACTCGAGATCAAACCATTCCCTAAAAAGAATTGCAGCGCCGGCGAGAGTGCCGTTGCCACATTTATGGGAGCCAACCCAAGATTTACCAAGAATGGTGTCGCTAAGAACAGGGAGACCGCAATGACCTGGAAGGGTACTCTTTCGATAGGTAATATTCATGGCGTTGGAAAAGGTCTCTTCACC